TGGAAGCGGCCGGCCGCTACGGCGAGCCGCGCGAACTCCTCCACGCTGCGCGGGAGTCCGGCTCCGGCACGCAGGAGTTCACGGGCGGCACGTATGCGGGCGGCCCCGGATTCGGTGGGCAGGGACCAGCCTCGGGCGATGGAGCGGCGGGCCTCGCGGCGTACCGCGTCCGGCATGGAGATCACGCCTTCCTGTGCCCAGTCGTCCTGCCATGCCACGATGCGGCAGCGGCAGTTCGGGTGCAGGGGTGGCGCGTCCACTGGTTCCTTGCGCCGGCCGCGCTGGTTCGGATCCCACGACAGGCCGGCGGGGAAGGGCGCGTCGGCGGCGACGGTGAGGCCGGCGTAGGCGGCGCAGTTGACGCAGGCGTCGCGTTCAGCAACCCACAGCTTCTTTGCCCCGGTGTGGTCGATGGCGGCCTGGGCGGCTTCGTTGACGGCCTCGCCGACGACAGTGGTGATGTGGGTGCGGACGGCGCTGGTGGCGCTGCGGGCTACACCGATACCGGTTTGTGCGTCGGACAGCCGCCGGACGCGGTTCGGGCGCAGCATGTCGAGGGCTCGGTCACGGCGCTCGGCCACAGCGTCAGCGACAGCGCCGGCGCGGCTGCGCAGCCCCCTTGAGGGGCGGACCGATACGGCCCGCCGGTTCCGGCCGGTGGCCTCATCGAGGAACGCGGCATGCTGGCGGGCGCCGAGCCGCACAGCCTCGAGGAGGGCGTCACTCAGGGCCTTCTCGGTACGCGCACCGAGGGGTCCGAGGATGCGGCGGATAGCCGCACGGATGGCGGCAAGGATGCGGCGCAGGGCGCCCGGGTTGGACGCTTCCGCCTGGACGCCGCCGAAGGCCGTGACCCAGGCGGTGATGGACCGTCGGGCAAGGACGTCGAAGCGGGCGTCGATGCCACCAAGGGCGCGGGCGGCGATGCGGTCCTCGAGGGCGCGGACTTCGTCGGTCTGCTCGCCCTGGATCAGGTCGGCGAGGTGTGCGCTGTCGGCGCGGCGGCGGGCCATCACGTGCGGGCCTGCACGTCGGCGAGGAGTTCGATGTCGGAGAGGGCTCCGTTGAGGAGGGCCTGGGCCTGCTCGTTGCTGACGACATCAAGGGTGGCGGCGGCGCCGAGCTTCTGGGCGCTGTCGGCGACGGTGGCGAGGATGTCGACTCGGCGCTGGAGTTCAGCGTCATCGACGCCGGACAGCCATTCGTCGACCTGCTCCTGCCGGTAGCCGGCCTCCATGAGGGCCTGGCGGCGAGGCACACCGTTCTTGATTTTCTCGCCGACGGTCTGCCATCCGGTCTGGTCGTCGACGGTCGCGGCCGGCGCCCACCGGACGTCGACGACGGCGTCGGGCATGTCGAGGAGGTCCAGGGCGAACTCGAAGGCTTCCCTCCAGGTGGCGCCGAAGGCGAGCTGCCGGTTGCGGACCTTCCGCACGAACGGCGCTTCCTTCACGCGTAGCGACTCGCCCGACGGGACGTCGCCGGAGGGGTCGAAGAGAGACAGCGGGGTGGTGGAGATCTGCGCCATGGCCCGGATCTCGAACATGATCGGGTCGAGGAACACGTCCGGCTTGGCCGCTTCCAGCTGGCCGACAGCCTTGTAGCCGCGCAGCAGCCACACCTCGCCCGGCCCTGCCTTGAGGCTTGAGTCGTCGCCGGTGTCGGTGGGCCCGGTGTCGGCGTCGTGCTCGGGGAAGTCGTCGAAGTCGCCGGGCTCGAGGTCGGATGTGTCGGTGGTGGCAGCGTCGGTGAGGGCGAAGCGCTGCGGGAAGCCTTGGTAGTCGACGGTGCCCATGTGGGTGATGGACAGTTTGTTGATGGCGTTCTGTGGGCCGTAGGCGCCGATGTGTTCGGGCTTGCCGTAGGGGCGGGTGGTACGGAAGTGGAAGACGGGGGGCCGCCCGTAGTCGTGTTCGAGGGTCCACGAGTCGGGGTCTTCGGCTTCTCCTTCGTCGGTCGTGGCGAGCCAGTGGACCCAGTCTCCGGACTGCTTGCCGTCCGCTCCCGGCTTCGTTGTCCAGCGTTCGACCCGGTCGCCGTAGAGGAGTTCGGCGCGCTGCACTTTGCCGAGGGTCCGCGTCTCGCACCACTGCTTGACCACGTAGTCGATCTCGCGGGGGTTCTCCTCCGAGTAGATCGCGCGCACGGTCTGCGGGGAGTTGTAGTGCATCTCTACGCCGATGACCTGGCCCTGGTCGTCCTCGATGGGGAGGACGAAGAGGTAGCCGTCGCCGAGGGTGCAGGTGTTGCGGTGGATGTCGGGTGCCTCGAGGTCGAGGCCGTTGTCGGCCCAGATCTTCGCGATGGCCTCAGTGTGGGCGTCTTCGGCGCCGGTGATGGCTGCGATCTCGAGGCGGTCGACGACGGCGTCGACGGGGGTCTTGGCGAAGTTGAGGCGGAAGTCGACGCCGGTGTCTTCGAGGGCGCGGCGCAGCCGGGCGGAGGCGAAGATCTCGGGTACGTCACCGTCGTAGTAGGACTGCGCTTCGCGGTAGTCGGGGCGTGCGTCGTCGAGGGCCTCGATCCCGTACATCAGGTCACTCAACGACACAGTGGCCACCCTTCGTCCAGGCAAGCATACGCCGCCACCTTCGAATCAAAGGTAACTTCAGCTGTTCACCTTTGAAACTCTCACACGTAGCTAGCGCTCGCTGCCGACGGAGGCGCCTTCTTCGGTGGCGGCCGCAAGAAGCGCAGGACCGGATTGCCTACGGCATCGACAAGGTCATCGTTGAGCCCGTTCGGGAAGGCACACATCTGCTCCTCCAGCGCGGGCAGCTGCTGCGCGTGGACGACGCGCGAAGGCAGCAGTTGGTACAGGTTGAGGACCCGCGCGGCACGAACCTCCTTAGCCTCCGAGTTGGAGAAGGTGATCACTCGCACTGGCATGTTGAGGAACACCTCATGCCAGAGGTCGCCGCCCTGGTTCGCCTCGACGAGGATCGCGCTGACCTCTGGGTACGAATCCAGCAGTTGCAGGACCCTCTCTCTCAGAGCCCTGCCCTTCAGCTTGACCGCCTCCGCATGCTCGACCAGGCAGCGCGCAGGCATAGGGCGGCCGCCATCGCGGGCAGGGCGGGCCGGGGCGCAGCCGACGACGGCCAGCCCCGTGTAGTCCGACTTCGTCTTGGTTGTGACGGCGCCATCGACGGACAAGTAGGTGTGAGCGACCGGGAAGCGGCCGTAGGTGAAGTCGTCCTCGGTCCAGTAATCGGAGTTCGCGCTGGCCGGCTGGTTCAGGAAGTTGAGCTTAAAGCTCCTCGTCGCCCTGACCTGCGTCATATAGGCCATGGGCCACTTGGCGGGCCAGATCGAGCGCTCCCCCCCGTCGGTCGCAATGATCGGCTCGTAGTAGTGGACGCGGAACTTGTCCTCTTTGATCCAGACAGCGGGCTCCTCTGTCGTGGTGACACTCTTCACGCACTGGTGAATCAGGCCGCCTGCCATGGTGGTTGTCCCCACGACGACGACTCGGGCGAACTCCGACAGCGGGAGGATCACGTTCTGAAGAGTCGAGAGGCGCTTACGCGCCTGATGCACGCTGTAGTTGGCCTCCCCGCTCTCGATGTCGTCGCAGATGAGAGCGTCAGGGCGCTGCCGTCCGACCTTCAGGCCCAGGTTGCCCGAGTCGATCCCGCGCGCGGCGAAGGTGAATCCGGAGGCCATCTGGATTTGCGACTGACGATCCGCCACCACGGATCCGCGAGGCCGCGTCGCCGGAGTCGTGAGGTCCGGGAAGTCCTCTCGCAAGAGGCGATTGCCATCTAGCTCAGCCTTGAAGGTGGACAGGTGCGTCTCCGCCTGCGAGGCGCTGTCCGAGAAGGCGGCCACGAACTTCACGAACCCATGGGCGGCGGCCCACATGGGGATGATGAGAAACCACCACGTGCTCTTCGCCGACTCACGGGGGCTGATGTACACGTCCCGTGCGCTTCGCGGCTCCGTGACAGGGCGGACCCACTGGCGGGCATGCCGCGCCCAGTCGAGGTGGCAGTCGGCGAGGGTGATCTGATCACCGGTCTGCTTCCCCTTCATGTGGTGCGGCAGATACAGGAGTCCGAAGAGGAGTGGATCGAGGCGAGTGAGCGCCTTCCGGCCCTCACTCGCCTCAAGGAGGCGGAGGTCAATCCGCGCGAGGTAGCCGTCCAGATCGAACGTCGCCGAGTTGTACGGCTCACCCGCTTCGTCGCAGAGGTATGCACTACTCGACATGGGACCAACTTCTTCGGCGTGCGATGCGCCACGTCTGGCTGTAGCTCAGCTCGAACTGCTCAGCCAGGGCGGTGAGCGGCGTGCCCGACTCAGCTGCCCGCCGTATCTCCCGGACGACGTCTTCCGTGATCGCGAGCCCGCGCTTCTCTGATTCGTAGCGACTTCGAGAGGCGCTGATCTTCGCCTTCGATTCGTCCGACAGCTTGCGCCCTTTCAGTGTGTCCGCGCGCTTCCTGCGGGTCTCCTCCGACTGGACTGGACGCCTCTTCGCGGCCTCCACCAACGCCGCCCGATGTTCGTCGCTGAGCTTGCGGCCGGTCATGGCTGCCGACTGTCTGGCCTTCTGCTCTTCAGGCATCGACCCCCGAAGCGCACGTGCAGCGCGAAGCTTTCCGCGCGTCTCTTCCGTGACGGGCCGACCTGGGCGGCCAGAGTTGGCAGCGGAAAGCTTGGCGCGCCACTCGGGATCCAGGACGCGCCCCTTCAGTCTCGCCGACATCTTGGCGCGCGCCTCGGCGCTGTGCACGTGCCCCGGCAGCCCCCCCCTGCCCCCAGACGTAACGTTGAGCAGGTCAAAGCCGCGCCCCCGCAGTAGCTCGATCCAGGAGGCTTCCCGTTCTCCGATGGTCTCTGGCGTGCAGACCTCCAGGACGACCGACTTGATCTCTCTGCCGAAAAGTCG